AGAGGTTTTTGAAATCCAAAGCAAGTGGTCAGGTGTTTGACCCTCGTGCGTTCATGATTTTAGATGACTGCTTGTATGCTGCCAAAGAATGGATTAATGAAGAGTCTACTCGTTTCGTGTTCATGAACGGTCGTCACTTAGATATGATGACCATCATCACAATGCAGTATCCTCTAGGTATTACACCAAACTTGAGAACCAACGTAGATTTCGTATTCATTCTTCGTGAGAATATCCTAGGGAATCGTCGTAGAATTTACGAGAATTACGCAGGTATGTTTCCAACATTTGAAATGTTCTGTGATTTCATGGATCAGTGTACAGAGAACTATGAAGGGTTAGTCATTTGCAACAACGTTAGTTCCAACAAGTTAGAAGATCAGGTGTTTTGGTATAAGGCGTCCGAACACCCTCCATTCAAATTATGCGACCAATCTTTGTGGGCAGATAACAGACCTTTTCAGTCTGCTATGCTTGCAGCAGATGATTATAACGCTTCTTCACTGCGTAAAAAGAACGCACCACCTTCCGTGTGGGTTCGAAAAGAAGGGGGAGGTCGTGAATAAAATAGTTGAATTAAACAATGCCTAAGGCCGTAATTCTTTTCAGTTTTAAAAGGGATGATCCATCTCCTTTGCTTAAAAATTTGTCAGACCTCACCTTCAACCGAAAAGATGGTCGTCGTACCATTTTTTCGAAGGAGTTTTCGGTCAATGAAGTTGAACTAGAGTTAGATCAACTAAAGGCAGTTAAGGATTCAATTACAAAAAATGCTACAATCCGAATTGCATCTCCTTCTCGTGTTTGGAAAGAAGCGTTCAAAGCAGCAGGTTTGGACTCTGACGAAGCTGTAGCTCTTGCAGGATTAGCAATGGCTGAACCTGGAACTACGAGTTCTGTAAATCTTCTAGACTTTGGAGATTCATCAATGGCAGAGGCACCGGCTGTTCCTGCAGCTGCGCAACCGGTTGCAGCTGAACTCAAACAAGAAGAATCACAATCTCAAGGAATTGTGGATGATGACTTTGATGTAGATGCACTTGTTGCAGGTCTTGTTAATACCAAGATTGGCGGACGTCGCCGTCGCAAGACCCGTCGTGGTGGTAAGAAATCACGATCTAAGAGTCGTCGCCATTAATCCCTCAAAGCACCTTCGCTTGGGTGAATTGGTTTAGAAGCATCTGCTAGACCATCCTCTAGTGTCTTCTTCTCTTTAGCAGCCTCCAATGCATTCTGCTTCTTTCGTTGTTCATTCTCCTCCTTTTGCTTACGAATGGATTCCTCACGTTGCTCAGCAAAGAACATCTCCTTATTGGATTCGTTCTCCTTATACTTTCTCATCAACTCATTCAACTCCTTCTCAGCATACTCAACTTCAGGCATCAAATGTTCCGATGGATCCCAAGGCAACCAAGCACCTACCTTACCGATATACAAGTTGTCCTTTGGATAACGACGCTGAAGTACCTTTGCAAACATCTGAGTCTCCTCAACGGTTGCAAATGAACGACGAACCTTAACACCACGCATGTTGGTCCTGAACTCAACCTTGTTATCATACAACTCCTGGAGGTCCTTTTCGTTCTTTAACAAGAAGATTTGGTATTGCTCGTGGATATCAGTCTTTTTGACCTCTTCCTTACGCACATTTACGTACTCCTGAGCATCCTTCAAAAGATCGTCAATCTTGACGGAATACTTCTTGGACAAAAAGGCCATGAAGTTTTCAAGTCCCTTGATCTTCCACTCGTAATCCATCCACTCTACGAACTTTTCAAACATGAACTCCTGTTTCTGCTTAATCACCTTCTCAGGACTGATGAAGGAAACAACACAATATTTCTGTGTAGGGATCTCTGGGTCTTCGTCCAAGTAATCAATTGGACCATTCTCATCTGCCTTTGGAAGTTCTGTCAGGGGCATTTACTTATTCTTGCGACTTGACCTTAAGTTCTTTCTCCGCACTGTTTTGCGCCGACGTTTTCTACGACCACCAGTCATTGGTTCAGCACCCGCATCTTCAGTCACGTTTACGATAAACTTCTCTATTTGCTGAGGAGTAACTGGTTGATTTGTTAATGGATTTTTCTTTACTGTTCCAGCCCATGATCTTTCAAGGGTTTTCCTTTGAAAAATAAACCGATTGTCCTTATTGATTCGAATGATTTCATCACCTGAACGAATAGGATCCATAGTAATTGGATCACTCCATCCAATCTCTGATCGTTTTAGAGTTAAAGTCTCTAATGATGAATCTTTTCTTGATTCATACACATCGCTTAAAACAGCTATAACATCTTTTTCATTAGGATCTCCCATATAAGTATCTTCATCTCCTGTCTCCTGAAGAACCCCGTAATGGTGCATCCATCCCTTTTCAGGAACCCAATGATAAAGGTTTATTTCGATTTTGTTACCATGTTTTTCAAAAATAAGAAATGTCTTATCACTTTTGAATACTGTTCCATATTCTTTATCGATTTCAGTTCTAACATTAGGAAATAGTTCAGGATAATATTGTTCTAGTTTAGTCTTTACAGGTTCCCTATATTCAGGTTTCATGAATACAGCACGTTTTGGCTCTGGACCAACAACGAACATATTCATCCATTCATTCTCCATTATTTTAACGCAATAGAAGATAAATGTATGATATCTTCACGACCGCGTATTTGTTCTTCCTTCTCGTCCCTGGATTCTTAATTACGTTGCCTCCTGGTGCAAGCATTATGACCGCAGCAGCCGTCCATGCTATTCTTTTCTTCTTGATTCTCCAATATATCTCACTTTACGTTCCTTGGTGGGCAGTTTGGGTTGTAGGTGTTACAGTCGTTTCATATAAAACATATTACGGAGTTTAATTGAACATGAAAAATTCTTCCTGACTAAGAACCAAACAAATGGATTCTAAGCCCAAGCCCACACCCTCTGCTGGTATCGATATGGCCGACCTCGTGACACGTTTAATTAAGTATCTCTTGGAAGGTCTTGCTGTTTCTATCGCCGCGTTCGTTCTCCCTGGAAAGACCCTCAAGGTTGCTGAAGTTGCAATGATTGCCCTCGTTGCCACTGCCACCTTCGCAATCCTAGATATTTATGCCCCTAGCGTTGGAGCGTCTGCTCGCACAGGTGCCGGTTTCGGTATCGGTGCCAACCTAGTTGGATTCCCACGTATGTAAGTTATTTCTTTAAAATAACGATCGTAGACGCTGGACTGTAGTCTTTAATATAACGAGTATGCCAAGATAACACAGGCATAGTAGTACTATACATATCAAAAACAGGATGTTCTAAACTTGGATCTCCGGCATTTGCTTCCAGTGTAATATTGGTATCACCATCTTTGAACAACACATATCCAATATGATAAGGCGCTTTATCCTCAACAACTTCTTTCCTTACAATCGCGTATGCCTCGCCCACATCTGGGTTGGCATTTTCGTTAAGAACATTCTTACTGTTTTTTGCAATATCAATGTTGAGTTTGTCTGAATAACCAAATTTAAGTTTACTTTGTTTCTCTTTAAAAATACATTGTGCTTCATTATATCCGAGAATTCCAGAGGCCATTGACTCAGCAAACTGAAGACAGTCGTTTGGGTTGAGTGGATGAGCAAAAATATATGGAGTTTTTCCTTTATAGATTGGTTTTCCAGTAAATCTTTTAATCCATGGATGTTTTACTACACCTGCTTTAGCATATAACAACTGCGGTTCATCCATATTTATAGAAAAAACACCATTTGATGAAGTCACCCAAGCCATTTGTTATTATACTCTTAGAGCATTTACTAAATGAGACGCTAATGTAGTGGTTAATAATGTTCCATAGTTATTTTGAGTCATTTGCATGGTTCCTAATGAAACTACACAGATTGGACTTGATGTTGTAAAGAGTGTACGAACAACTTCTTGTAAGTTATGTGGAACACAGAATCCATCGTAGACTCTTGAAGCTCCATAATGAACTATATAGTTAGCAGCCACAGCTACTATTCCTCTCAATACTACATCCATTTACCACTTACGTGCTTTAAAGAAAATAATGGATTCAACGTCCGTTTTTCTTGTGAGGTATAACGGAAACTGGATTCAGATTCATTCTCGTCCCTTTGAACCTGAACGTATGACTACAGATGTTGCGTGGATCCAAATTAAAGAGGGTGTTACTCCACAAGAAGCCTATCGTCGTTGGTTTGAAACGCAACGTAGAATTTCTCGTGTTCTCAAGTAATGCAGACCCTCATCACAGTTCTCGCGTTTACTCTTTTACTCTACGTGTTATGGCGTTTGTGGAAACCTGTCTTGAAACCTAAACGTCAAGTTCCAAAAGATAAGGCAAATCTTTACTTCTTTCACACAGACTGGTGTGGACATTGTCAAAAAGCAATGCCAGAATGGGAGAAATTAGAAGCAGGACCTACTACGTTCGGAAACACAACGGTTTCATTTATTCGTGTGAATGCGGACAAGGATCGCTCAACAACTGATCTCTACCAAGTGGACGCATATCCTACTATCAAACTTGAGACTTCAACGGATTTGTATACCTATTCAGGGGTTCCTACACAAGAAGGACTAACTCAGTTTCTCAGGGAAACGTTTGGAAAAGAAGCGTGAAGCCTGTTCAACTCCTTGAGTAAAGAGTAGTTTCTTCTGTTCAGGTGTTAGTTCTTGCATAAGTGAGATTGTATCATTCTTGAAACAGACTACATTGTCTCGTAATGGTTTGGAACGAAACGATTCATACAGAGTCGCTGAATATTCTCCAAGTGTCATTTTCTTCAATCGTTCTGGAGGAATTGCGAGTTCAGAACGACTAATGTGAAACACAAGGCAGTCTGCTGGAACTACTTCATGCATTGCGTGTGTGTGAAATCCACCGTCAATGTAGAGATTGTTGTACAAGAGTTGAGGATGAAAGATAAAAGGAAGACATGATGAACAGCGTAGAGCATCCAAGATCGGAACGGAACCTGTTAACCATGTACTTCGTCGTGTTGTCAAATTAGAAGCCAAAATAAAGAGTTTTTGTGGACTGTCTCCAATTACAGCATTTCGTAGGTCAATTCCTTGACTATCAAATGCTTTGAGAACTGTATTTGTGAATGCATCCATAGAGAACAACCCTTTCTCTTGAGTAAAACTTGAAATGGATGTCAAGTTAATGGAGGGAAGAATCGTGGATAAATTGAATTCAGTTTCAAACATGTGTTGAATCGCAGAAAGAGGGATTTTATAGGCAAGTGCTGTAGCAAGAAGAGCGCCTGCTGAACATCCGTAAATACCGTCTGGAAACTCAAGAGGTTGATATTTTTCCAAGACAGATAAACCGCCAATCATGAGACCTCCACGAACTCCTCCACCTCCGAGGGCAATTGAGCGAAACATTCTTGTATAGAGAAGGTAAGTATGCTTAAAGCGCGTGATGTATGGGATGAACAAGAAGACCGAAGAGAAAAACGCATGAGAGCGATGAGACCTGTGCTTTCACAACTCTACGGACAAATACGTTAACAAG